GATGACTAAAACCGCGTGAAATGCCCGCACAGCACGCAAAGCACAACACACCGGTCGTATTCACAGGATAGGACGTTGAAAGCCCTGTGACTACACCGTAAACCGAGGATTTACGGTTATGAGTCGCGTTGATCTATTGCCGGACGCCGGTCCGGTCCTCGCATTGCGGCAGGCGCTCTATCGCGCTGGTCGCGACTATCACGGTGGCATCACGAAGCTGGCCTTCGATATGGTCATGGATGTGGATGCCCTGCAGAAGAAACTTCACCCCACCGAAGAGCGGCGCTGGCCCAGCCCGGACGAGATTGAAGAGATCGTCCGCTGGACCGCTGATCCACGGCTGCTTGATGCGCTCGTGCGCCCTGCAGGTGCCGTCTGGTACCGGCCGGAGCCAGTCCCAGCAACCAATGAAGCGCTGCAGGCGGTAGCGAAGCTGCTTGAGGAGTCCAGCGAGTTTGTCGGTACCTTGCACGACGGCGCCGCTGACAACGTGTGGACGGCTGCCGAAGTGCTCGACCTTGAGCAGCGCGGCATGGATGTGATCCGCCAGGTGTTGGCCATCATGGCGGGTGCTCGTCAGGCCATGGAGGACGAAGCTCATGGCTGATGTGATCGATGTGGCCAATGACCAGGCCGACTACCACCTGCAGGTGGCGCTTCAGCGCCGCGTTCGCCCAGCGACTAAGCCGAGCGCGCAGTTCTGCGAAGACTGCGATGAACCAATCCCGGAGGTGCGGCAGCAGCTGGTGGCGGGGTGCGAAACTTGCATCAGCTGCCAGGAACTGCGGGAGCGCCGCAGATGAGCGAGCGCCCAACCTCTACCACAGCTGATTGGGCGCGGCGGTACATTGAAGCCTTCGATCTCGCCTTGGTTCCGATTGAACCAGGTGAGAAGGGGCCGAAGGGTGCCGGCTGGAACAAGCCAGGTGGCTATTTCACGGACGCCTCGAAGGCTGAAGCGTTTTGGACTGTAAGCCCGAATCACAACCTCGGTGTTGTGCTCGGGCCGAGTCGTGTCTGTTCGCTGGACGTTGATGAGGTGCAATGCACTCGGCAGATCCTGAGCGAGTTGCTCGGCATGGATGTGGACGCACTGGCGGATTCTTACCCGACGTCGGTGGGCAACCCGGCGCGTTTTCGCATTATGTTCCGTGTCCCCGACGGCGTTGAACTCAGCTGGCATCCCTTGACCTGGCCAAGCAAGGCGGATCCGGATGGGTCGATTCATAAAGCGCTCATGACGCAGGCCAAGGCCGCTAGGGATGTTGGCGACGCTGAAAGAGAAGCGGCCCTAAAAATAGCAGCAGAACCATTCAAGAAAATTCCTGTCTTCGAGCTGCGTGCCGGCTTAGTGCAAGACGTGCTGCCGCCTTCCATCCACCCTGGCACTGGCCAGCCTTACACGTGGCGCACACCGCCATCTGCGCAGGGGCTGCCTGAGCTACCCCCTCAGTTGCTTGCGATCTGGCAAGGTTGGGACGAGTTTAAGCCCAGAGCTGAAGCGGTCTGCCCGTGGCTACCCAAAAAGGTGCCTGCTGAGTGGACTGCGCCTGCGCAACCTCGTCCCGCACCAATGCGCAATGGGCGCGATCTTCCTGCAGTGATTGCGCTATTCAACCAGGCCCACGATATCGCCACGCTCATTGAGGCTCATGGCTACGAACGTCGTGGTGACAAATGGCTTTGCCCACAAAGCAGCAGTGGTCTGGCAGGTGTCAGCATTATTGACGACAAGTTGTTCTCCCACCACAGCTCCGATCCTCTGGCCAATGGGCACAAAAACGATGCATTCGATGTGTTCTGCATCCTAGATCACGGCGGCGACCAGAGGGCTGCAACAAGAGCGGCTGCTCGGATCCTCGGTATTGACGCGAAGTCCCGTCCGCCTGCGCCGCCACCAGTAGGTGAGCTTCCCCATGCCCCATCGGTTGTCGAGCAGGTCGAGCTTCCTCCGCTCGCCAACAGCGATACCGAGCAGCTTCCCCGCGCCCCATCGGACGTTGAAGCGCCCAGCTCGGCCGCCTCCTCGGCCTCCGGGGGGGAGGGGGCGGATGGTCTGGTGCTGAAGAGCGCTATGCGCCGATTCGCCCTGGTTGAGGGCTCCACTAACGTATGGGATCTAGACAAAGGCCAGTCGATGAAGCGTGTCGGGTTCGAGGCGCTGGTAGGCAAGCCGCTCGCCAAGCAGTGGATGGAGCGGACAGATAAAAAGCTGATGTCGCTCGACCAAGTGAAGGAGCTGGAGCAGGTTAAAAGGTTGGCGGCTAAGAAGGGCGGAGCCCTGAAGCTGGATCCCATTGAGCGGTACGTCTACATCGACGGCACCAAGGATGTCTGGGACCGGGAGAAGAAGCGCCGTATCCCTGAAGGCGCGGTCAAGATGGCTTTGGGTGATGAATACAAGTGGTGGCTGAACAGCCCGGACCGCCGTGTCGTCGACGTGGATCACATTGTGTTCGACCCGACCATGACCAAAGATCCGGCTATCTACATCAACACCTTCGAGGGTTTGCCGCTCGAGCCCGTGCGTGATGACGCGGCCTGCGAGAACCTGCGCTGGCTGATCTCTTTCCTGTGCAACCACGACGAGGAGGCGCTGGAATGGCTCGTCAAGTGGCTGGCTTACCCGCTGCAGCACATGGGCGCGAAGATGGACACGGCAATCCTGTTCCACTCCACCATGGAGGGCTCAGGCAAAAGCCTCATGTTCGCAGACGTTATGGGCGAGCTATATGGCCAGTATGGCGCGACGGTCGGGCAAACCCAGTTGGAAGGCAGTTTCAACGCCTGGCAGAGCCGCAAGCTGTGGGCGGTGTTTGAAGAGGTTGTTAGCCGCGACCAGCGTTACAACCAGGTAGGCAAGATCAAACACATGATCACTGGCAAGACGGTGCGCATGGAGTCGAAGTTCATCAACGGCTGGGAAGAGGCCAACCATATGAACTCGGCGTTCCTCAGCAACGAGATCATGCCGTGGCCAATCAGCGAAGATGACCGACGGATGCTGGTGATGTGGCCTCTTGAGACGCTGCCACCAGAGCGCCAGAAGGCGATCAGCCGGGAGCTAGCGAACGGTGGAGTGGCTGCCTTGTACGGCTGGCTGCTTGATGTCGAGCTGGGGGAATTCAACCAGCGCACGCGGCCGCCCAAAACCGAGGCTCGCCAGCGCTTGGTTGAGTTGAGCCGCACTGCTTGGCAGACCTTCTTCTATCTCTGGCGTGCCGGTGAGCTGGGGCGCGGCCTGTGGGGCTGTGCGCTGACAAGCGATGTGTACGCCATGTTCGCCGAGTGGTGCTCGCACAACCGGGAAGGCGTGATGAGCCAGACGAAGTTCTCGTTGATGCTCAGCGCGAAGGTTGAGAAGACCCGCGCGATCCCCTGGACCGATGGCAATAACCGGCGATTCGCCGCGTTCTTCTTTCCTGACGATGGTGATCCTTCCCTGCCCCCATCCATGAAGTCGGCCGAGCTGGGCAAGAACGTCGTCGAGTGGCGCGCCAGGGCGAAGTTGGCTGGCTGGAACGTTGATGGCTGGGACCACGTGAAGAGGGTGCTTGCGGCATGACTACCTCTATTTGTGTGTTGGGTGTGTTGGGTTTGTGTCGGGTTGGATTGGTCTACCCAACACATTCGGATTGCCCGAAATCATTGGCTTGCACGGGTGGTGTGTTGGGTGTGTTGGGTTTGTCCACGCACGCGCGCGTGCGCGTATTTTTTTGGAATGCCATCACCGAAGAAAAAAAACTCTATGCGAGAACCAATAAACCCAACAAACCCAACACACTCAACACACATTCAGCTAATCAATTGATTTTATTGAGTTTCGCTTGTGTTGGGTTTGTGTCGGGTTGTGGAAATGTGTGTTGGGTGCTGGTTTGGGGGGAATGCCGATGAGTATGGATCAGGAAGTGGGTCTCCTACTGCGCGTCACGCAGCACCGGGTCGATACGGCAGAGCTTATCGATCCCGCCGAGCGCCTGCGGCTGGTGGGCGAACTGATGCGCCACTGGGGGGAGCAGCGCCGCTTGGTTGGGCTTAAGGCGAGTCTGGGTAGCCAGATGGGGACGATCATGGAATGGAAGGGGGCTGCACCGCGCGGTGGCGTATCGGGTCATCGCATTCTGGTTGCCGGTGCTGGTATGGATCACTCATCGGCAGAAGTAGATGCTGCTGTCATCCAGCTGGAACGGCGGGACAAGCGGGGGGAAACTTTGGCCAAGCTGGCAGAGATGCGCTACGTACTGGGCTTCACTATTCGGGAGCAAATGAGGGTAGTTGGGCTGGCGGAAGATGCAGATCGCACCTATCGCAACTGGGTAAAAGCCCTGCATCTGCAGGTGTTTGCCATTCTTGCGGCCCGCGCTGGTCGCGTCCGGCAGCAAACCGTTCGTCGGGTCACTATGCGCCGAGCGTGCGCTGAAGGTGCGCCGAAGTAGCGCCGAAGCGGATAACCGAAAACACCCCCTTTTCGGTTTTTCCGGTGACCTGTAAAAAGTCACCACGATGTGAAAAGTGCGCTTAGGCGCTGACCCAACAAGCACTGTGCTGTGCAACCCGCCCCGACCTGTCGGTGCATCGAGAACCCTGCCAACCGGCGGGGTTTTCTTTTTCCGG